CAGAAAATGCACAGGTAACAGGAACACTTACTGTAGATAGTAGTGTTACATTGACTGTTAATAGTGGTGGAAGATTGGTAATATCGTGAATACAATTAAAGGAAACTTAGTATGAGTACAATAGTAACAGATACAATCACAGGCAAGTCTACTGCAACAACAGTAACCATTGGCTCAACACCTGTAGTTAGCTCAAGTGCAAACTCTATGACTATTAGAGGTGAGGGTAGCAACCAGACAAGTATTCAACAAGGGTTACTTAAAAGTTGGATTAGATTTAATGGATCAGGAACTATAGCAATAAATGATAATTTTAATTGCTCTAGTATTACAGATAATGGAACAGGTGATTATACTATGACAATGCAAACTGCTATGGCTAATGTAAACTATTCTCAAACTTGTGGTGCAGCTGATGTAGACCACGGAGCAAAAATTAATATATCTTATTCTGATGCAAATACAACTACAGCTATGAGAATAAGACTAGCAGCGGCAGTTAGTGGTAATGGAGACAGTAATGGAGTCACAAATCATGTAGCAGGAGACCTAGCTTAATGGCAAACGGAACAATAGCATTTGATACATTACAGACAAGTGGACAGATAACAGGTACAGCTAATTCTTTAGATACAGATTATATTGTAAATGGTAGTGCAAAATGTTGGAGTAATTTTAAAGGTGACACAACATCAGCTATTAATGATAGCTTTAATATGGCAACTTTAACTGATAATGGCACAGGTGATTATACGATTTCTTTTACAAATGATTTCTCTAATGTAAATTATAGTTTTGCTGGTATTAGTATGTATGTGGGTTCTCGTGTAGGTGTTTTTGGTTCAGAAGGTGCATTAACAAATGATGGATTTGCTACAGGAACATTTAGAACTAAAACAAATTATGTTGGTGGAACTAATGGAGAAGGAACTCCATATGATGCTAGACATAATGGCATTAATTTTCACGGAGACCTCGCATGACAATAACCACACCAGAATTTCAAGGCACACATCTTTGGGATAGATTGTGTTGGGCAAAAGAAAAACTAGAGCCAGTAAGAACAGAATATTGTGTTGTATGGGAAGACCCAGAGACACCCGATGAACCTGCAAAAGTTACACATCCTGACCCTAATTGGATGGCTTGTGCATTACAGGGTGGCATTTTACCTCCAGTTGAGGCATACTGGGAGTTAAAGAAGGATGAGGCAAAACCAGATTTTGTTAAACATACAAGAGGGTATTTGCTTCACAACACAAAGCCTGTTGAGGCAATGACAGAAGAACGAGCTATAGAATATTTAATTATGAAAGATATTCCACAACATGTGTGGAGAAACTATGACAAAGCAAATAAACCAAGAATGGTTATTTGTACTAAACAACAGCTTCCTAGCACTAGAGTATGGCGAAATGCTTGGAA